GCGCACCGCCGACCACCCGCGCCTCGCCGCACACCCGCGCATTGCCGGACACCCGCGCATCGCCGGACACCTGCGCATCGCCGGACACCTGCGCATCGCCGGACACCTGCGCATCGCCGGACACCTGCGCATCGCCGTACACCTGCGCATTGCCGGACACCTGCGCATTGCCGTACACCCGCGCATCGCCGTACACCTGCGCATCGCCGGACACCCGCGCATTGCCGAACACCCACGCATCGCCGGACACCTGCGCATCGCCGGACACCCACGCATCGCCGTACACCTGCAAATTGGCTTCGCTTTCCACATAGCCACCGAGATCTCCTGCGGCTACTAGCGATCCGATAGCGACGAGAGCCCGGATTCTTTTAAGAGAGGGGTTGTCTGGATGGGTTATGTCGGTTATTTCGTACTTCTTGTTCATTTTCTCACCTCAACAAATAATTCATACCGCTCCGGCAGTGCATTACAGCTCCCTGCACTCGCTGGGATAACCTTGATGCAATTCTTATCCTCATCCGTGACCACCATCGGTGTGGTGGCCAAGATGACAAAGGCCAGCCCCCATAAAATGGCGCAAGCCATCCCCATTAAAATCTTCTCGGCCATCACTCGAACTCCTTATAAGCCAGTTCTTCGGCCTGCCATTCAGCCCGTCTTGAACGAGCAGCATCCATCAGGATTTCTAGCTTTTCGGCAGCTTTTAAATACGCGCCGTTGTTGATGAGCACCGCGATTTCTACGCGGGCTTTTTCTTCAGCCCTCTCAACGCCGCAGTAGAGGTCGTCAGCCTCGTAGGGCAGCGCCTCAATATCTTTGGCGATTTCCTCGGCGCGAAGTGCGATGGCATCCTCGCGGTCGAGGTCGTCCATTTCCCGCTTGTACGCAGGGTGTGATGTGTTGTTTTCGTAGCCAATCATTTTTAAATATCCGCCCATGCTTCGTTGGTGTCCAGCCCTTCATCCGTGATGCAGCAGCGCTCTGTATGGCCGCTCACTGAATCACAGGCGCGAATCTCAAAACACGCGCCGTTTCCCACGGCTAGGCTATCATCTACATCTTCAGCCCATGCCAGGATCATGGCGCGGCTGAAGTGGTCTTTTCCGAGTTTGTGCTTCTCACCGAGAAGATTGGCGATTTGCTCAATGCCGTTGTCGTTGACTTTTTTGACGACTACCTTCACCACTTCGACCAGCTCCGCATTGTCATGGTTGAAGCCTTCCTCAGCCCATTCTGCTTCAGTCTGTACGGTGCCAGTGTGTGGGTTCATCAGGTAAATTGTGCTCATGGTCTTTCTCTTTGGCTTGGGCGTGATGCCCTTGCGATGAGTGAACTATAGGGCATCACGCCCATGGTGTATACTACCTATTTGTAACAGATTGTAAATAATTTGTTATTACTATAATTGCCTCCCCTGCCCCTGCGCAGACTCTCGCCTCGTAGCCCGCGCCAGTCAGATAGTCCAGCCACTCCTTCTGCTCTTTTGAGAGTCGCCCGCCTTCGCGCCGCTTCAGCTCGATGAAGAGGCCGTGATGCGTGGGCGTAGGGATCGGCAAAAAGAGGTCGGGAAAGCCCTTAGATACGCCCTCCAGCTTCAGTCGCGCCCCGACTGCTGCGTGACCCACGCAACCGTTAGGGATGGCCGCTAGAAGGCTGTTGCCGTAGGTGCGGCGATACCACTGGATAAGCTCGACTTGTTCGGCATGTTCAGTTTGCATTGCAATTTTTCCTCGTCCGTTTGTGCATTAAAATTATTCACTTCCCAAAAATTATCTTTTTTCCTGTAAGTGATTGTGCGCGGTTGTTGCGTAAAATTACTTGTGTGGTGCGCGAAAAATTCTTTTTTCTGAGCCGCCCATTGATTATTTTCAAGCAGATAAAACTTCATTACTCGCCGCGAAACTTTCACGGTGGCGGTAATCATAGCGTTGCCAGCCTTGCTGATGCCTGACTCGTAGTCAATGCTGATGACTTCGTCCGTCTGCCACTGCGTCGGGTCTTTCTTGTGCGCGGTATGGATGGCGATCAACTTTTCGTTTGGATTGACAATCTCGGCCTTGCACGAGTGGCAATACCGTGCTGCGATGTCGTTGTCAGCCTCGCAGACAGGGCAAGACTTAAAAGTCCAGCGCCCCGTGCAGCGTTCACCGCTGCGCATGTCGTAGTGATTGCATCGCCTTCCCCAGTGCGCAGGCATGGGCTTAAACTCGTCGCCGCACTCGACCATGATGCGCTCGCCCGTGCTGTCAACATAATAGCCATTTTCATCAATATCAAAATTATCCTCATTTTTCCGTGCTGAAAATTCGTTAATTTTTAAGCACGTTTCGCATTTGGCTTGCAGCAATTCACCATCTGCATTTTTCATTTTTGCGCGAACTCCCGGCTTGTACAAATCGCCTTCGGGCATGTGTTTTTCGATGTTTCCCGCGTAATCCAGGATTGTGCACACGGGCTTGCCTTCGTATAGGCGCATGCCGCGCCCCATGATTTGCTGCAATAGACTGATGCTTTCGGTGGCACGAAGAATCGCGATGTGGGAGACGTTCGGCGCGTCAAATCCAGTAGTTAAAACGGAAACATTCACGATGTATAAAAACTTTCTCGACTTAAAATCTTTTAAGATTTGCTCGCGCTCTGCCTTTGGCGTCTCTCCCGTCACGAGTCGCGCATTGTCAGGGTGCAGGCTTGCCATGACTTCTTGCGCGTGTTGTACCGTGGCGGCAAAAATCATCACGCCTGTGGCTTCTTGTGTCTGCGCCACGATGTCGGCCACGATGGCACTGGTTTTGCGCCCCCAGCCTTCAAACGCTGATTTGATGCTAGCGTTTGAGTACTGGCCGTTGCCCTGTACTTGCAAACTGCTTGTGTCGTAGCCTTGCGCGTTAATTTCGCCAGCCACTAAAGGCGTTAAAAAGCCTTGCTCGATCAGCTGGCGTGCCGTTATTTTATAAACGCACTTGTAAAAATAAGGGTCGCGGCTAACGCTTGGATCTAGCGCGTTGTCGTTTTCATCAATGCCATAAATATAGCCATCGCCAAGCCTAAAAGGTGTCGCGGAAAGGCCGCAAACGCGCAGGTTAGGGTTGCCTTCCTGCATGTCGGAAATGATGGTTTTGATGGTGGGCGTGATGCGGTGGCACTCATCGACAATAACGCCTGCAAACTCATTACCCAGACGTTTTGCAACCTTTTTAAACGTGCCCTCAGTCGCAAAAATCACTTGATGGCGTAGGCTCTTGCTGATACTAGCGCTGTATATGCTGCACTTTTCGCCAAGCAATTCATACTTCTCGGCATTCTGTTCAATTAGCTCTTTGCTCGGCGCCAGGCATAGCACGCGCTTGCCGCCGCTTAGGTTAAATAGAGTTTTGGCTACCTCTGCAACAATAAGGCTTTTGCCTGCCCCGGTTGTGGCCTCTATGCAAATCGGCAGTGTCGATTTTTTCCAATGATTAATAATCGCATCGTGTGCGTCTTGTTGGTATGGGCGTAAAGTAATCAAGTTTCACTCCGCTAAAGTGGTCGCTAAAAGGAAGCTCGGAAGCCAGTAGCGTTCTGGTTTATCGGATGGCCGTCCTATCCGAGCGGTAGATATTATACAGTTAATACAGGATATTTGTCAGCAACACTGGCAAGCGTTAAGTTAGTTTGACTCTCCCATTTTATCCATTTTAGTAATCCGTCAGGCATAACCTCGTACTTACCAAGATGCCGCTTTGTTTCTCCGCCAGCTTGGTATATTTTCCATCGGTATGTGATATTCATTAGTACAACCTCCAACTCTCACTCGGCTCGCCTCGCCACTTTTCTAAGTTAGCATCTGGCAACAGCTCTTTGATAGCATTGGCATAACTAATACTTCCTTGTCGTTTTACAAGCGTCAACCTACGCCCGCTAACCTCGGCATCTTTGCCATCGGCCATTTCGACAAGCAGCCCAACAAGCTCTTTTTCTCGCTCTGCATCGGCTTTTTGTCGCTCTCGTAAAGCGTCAATTTCGCCAATTATTTCATCGGCTTCAAACTGTACGCGCAGCGGCTCCAGGTGCTCTTCGTTATTCAACTCGCTCAAAAGCAGACGGTAAAAATCACTAATTTTGGTGAGATTATTATCTAGCCAGTGCGGGTCGCGCTCTACGCGCTCAATGTTGATTTGTTCGGGTACATAGTCAGGTGCTAGCGGGTCGCCTTTTGGCGCGATGTATTGCGCAAAATAGGCGTGATTTCTTCCGGCTGACAACATCTCTAGCTGAACTTGGCAGAAATAGTGTGGCTGCTCGGCCAGCGTCTTAAACTCACCGCCATCACGCAAACCGAACGGCACTTTTAGTTCAAGCACGCCGCCGTCGCTGGTTAGCCCATCGGGTGACGCGCCAAGGGAGTCGCCATACTCAAAAAAACCGCACTGCTCAACCATCAGGCAGGACTCTCGCATGAAACAAAGCAGCGCTCGCTGCTCGTTAGCCATGCCGTGGTCAGTAGCAGGGTTGCCCTTAAACTCGCTCTCTGCACCGTGATATTCGCGCACCATTGCTCGCAAGACGTCAGCTGGTTTTTGCCAAGGCGACAAATCAAGGATTGCTCCCACTCGGCTGCCGGTGATGCGCAGCTTTCGCTGCGCAAACCATTCGGTGGTTCGTTGTTGTATCATCTTCATGCTTCTTATCCTCGTTTGAAGTAGCCCACTCTTAGTAGTGGGCTTTTTTATTGGTATCAGAAAGGTATATCGTCATCTATCGTTGGCTGTGCGTAGCTTGGTGCAGGTTGTTGCATTTGTGCTACGGGCGTCGGCTTCTGAGCCGTCGGATTGTACGCACTCACGGCCTTGACCCAGTTTCCAGCCTTGCCTTCGATTTCCCATACATCGATGAGCAGCACCATTGGCGCGTTCATGAGCGTCTGCAACGATTCGTCGCTCGGGTTGTTTTCGTTGCGCTGCGACATCGCTTGGAAAAGCCTACCGCCAGCATTGGTAGCAATCGCCGCAAGCATCGCTTTGGCTTTTTGCGCTTTCGATGGATCATCATCCCAGACCTTCAGCGTCTGGAAGATGACGCGGTTAGCGTACTGGCTCGGAAGATTCACGCGCCACTTTATGTTGATAGACCAACGCCCCTCGTAGCTTTTCGTGACCGCCTGCTCGCATGTGGCGACGACGCGCGTGTCTTTTGGCAGCAGCTCGAAGCCGCCGCCAATTTCAAAACTGGTATTGTTTTTGTTGATACCTTCAAAAAAATTACTCATTTTGTCACCTCAGATTGATTGTAAAATTTGATAAAAGGAATGATTGGGTTTTCGCCATGCGGAACGGGGAGTTCAGCGGGCATGTCGTAACGGTTTTTGGCATTAACGTAGCCGACTTGTCCGTCACCGGTGGTGACCAGTGTGCGGTTTCCGGTCTGCTGCACCCGACCGAATTTTGTCTGTCTCCCTTTGCGGTCGGTCTCTTGACCGCTCACAAACTCCTCTTTTTTCAGATATAAAACCGCATCGGACTGGCTGACATAAATGCTCAGCGCCTGATTGTCCATCTCCAAACTGAAAACACTGTAATCTGCCGCCGCGTCTGGCCGGTTGCGTATTTTCTTAATTCCGGTGTGCGCTAAAAACACCACCGCCATGCCTTTCACGGCGCGAAGCTGCTCGCACTTGTACACGAAGTCAGCGTGCCAGCTGGCCAGCTCTGAAAAGCCCTTGTGAAAGCCGCCTGCGGCATCGGCGGCTGTGCCTACGCCATCGCGCTGCGCGATTTCGTGTTCAAAAATACCGGCCAACGTGGTGATGCTGTCCACAACAAGCGTCTTGTAATCATGCTGGCTTGTCATCAGCTCGTCGATGATGGCCATGAGCGTAGCCTTGGCGCTCACAACACCCTCTCGAGACTTAGGGAGCCGCGGTAGCACGGCAGGCTGGATTGAATCGTCCCAATTCTCAAAGACAGTGGTGCCGTCTTCGGTTGGTAGAATTATGGCGTTCGGGAAGAGCGCCCCCAAGGTGGTCTTGCCTGTGCCTGCCGACCCGACGATGGTCAGCATCGGCGGTTTCACCTTTGGTTTACTGGCTTTTTCAAGAAAGCTCATTTTTTTTACCCTCCAAAAAGTCGATTAGCCGCGCCACGGTTTGCGTGGTTGGGTTCGTGTTCGCCCCTGATAACAGGGTGTTGATCGTACCAAGGCTCACGCCTGACTTGTACGCCACCTCTTCGCGTGGGTACTGGCGGATTTCCGCCAGTATTTTCTCAAGATATGTCATGGGCTTTCTCCATTCGTTGTTCATGGTCTTTCTCATCTAAGGGCTGGACACCCTTGATATGAGCTAACTATAACTAGGGCTAACTGCCCTGTAAATAGTTTGTTTGTACCAGATTGTAATTATTTTATTGCCATGTACCTGATGGCGATTTTGCCGCCGCCTCCTTTGACAACTTCTTTTGCAATGCGCCCATGGGAGACCAAGAGCTCTAGCCCCTGACTGACAGCCTCGGTGCTGGCCTTAAACTTGCCGACGGCCTGCCTCGCCTTCCCGACTGTACAGTAGCTGGTCGTCATGCTTGAGACGTATCGCATCAGCGCCTCTAGTAGCCCTTCGCCTCGCTCGTCGCGGCTTCCGCTCAGCTTCTCGCCGGACTTCGTGCGTGAAATTTTGTCGAGCGTTATTTTTTTGACCAGCTCATGCGCCCACTTGATGTCTTGCTCGCTGATGATGCCGCTGGCCACACCGAGAATGCCCGCGACTTTAATGGTCAGCTCGTGCGCCCCGAGCGCTTGACTCTCCATGCCTGAGCCTTGCTCATCTTCGCTCATCGCAATTTCGCGCCAATACATCTTGACTTGTTCATTAAAATTTAGCGCCTCTTCTGACCATTTAATTTTTACCCATTTCCCGCGTCGTTCAATGCGCTCTTCTTTGTCGCACGTCCCCGCATTAGCCAGGGCGTGCAGGCGCAGCATCACGCTGTCCGATGGCATCCCTCTGTACACTTCGTCGATGGGTTTTGGTGATGGCACGTTATCCATTTCCTCGAAGAAAAGGGAGCGCCCCAAGAAGCCACCTGTAGCTAACCACGGGTCTTTTTCAATCGCTGCGTTATAACTCCTCGGCTCGCTAAGCGCGAAAAAAGTCAAGAATGGCTGCATAATTCCATTGGCCGCGCTTTTGCGCATCGTCACGGCTCGCTCTAGTGCGCAGCCCGGATTTTTTTTAATGTAATCGAGCAGGTTTTCACCTGTTTCTAGCCCAGCTTTCTTCGCC